GCTGCAGTTTGTTCCACAGCTAAATTATTTGCGTTCACGCCTGTGGCTTGAAGCGAAATGTTTTCTGTCTGACCTGTTGGCACTACAGAAGCTTCAGCAACCTGTGCTGCAATCTCTGCGTCATATCCAAGTTCCAAAAGAATCTGTTCCAATGGCATTCCGACGCTCTTCTTGCGTACAGCAATGTCCCATTGGTCAACAGTATCAATTGTTTCTGGATTCTGCCAATCAATTTCAACTTCTGCTCTAATTCCTTCAACACGGAGCATGAATTTGAATAAATCTCTCCAAGTATTGCCAAATGCAAGCTGGCGATTGAGAACCTTCTTTGTCAAAGGCGCTTCAGAGACACGAAGTGCCTCACCAGATGGAATATAGCTTCCCTTGGTGAAATAATGTGTTGGTGTTGATGTAATTGATGCCATTGCATTTACGAATTCCATTACTGGCTCTGTAAATGTCTTTGGATCTGCCGCTGGGAATTGTCCAACTGCAGATACTCCTTGCAAATACCAGAGTTGTCCTGGGCCATTCTGCAATGCGCCTAGATTTTCTCTAGCAGTATCATCATCATTAAAGTCTTCAAACTCAGATGAATTGCCACCATTAGACAAAGCATAGCGCTGTGGAGCACCCTGATAATCTACGGTGTACATATGAGTGTTGATTAATTTATTAATTGCATCTTGTGGGCCATATGCATCATAGTGTTCTGGCTTTCCATATGGCTTATGTGTGCGGAAATGGAAAACAGGAATTTCATTCCAAGGATTGGGCACAACTTCTGTTAATGCCATGATTGGAAGTGTAATTATATGTTCTAAATCACCCATTCCCTGATATTTTTCAATTCTATCTGGATAATAGAGATTAATTTTAAGCATTTTGCCTTCTTCAGTCTCTATTTGCCACATTTTTGCTGCAAATGATTTAATTCTAGGATTTTCCTGATCATAAACAATTGCAGTTGTTAATGGAGAATTGTAATCAATTGCGACTTGACCAGTCATGTCTGGCCAGACAATTGCATAGGTATCTCCATGAATTAATGCTGATCTATGAATTTCATTTATATCTATCTTAATATCTGTTTGATCAAATACACGATCAATGTAATTATTTGCTGCTTGGGTTGTTGCTTGGACTTGATTAATTTCAAGTCTATTTAATACAGAATCAACTACTGTTTTAGCAAAGTTGAATCTAAAATCTGCGTTTTCAAATCTAAATATTCTATTCCATCGTTGAGATTGAAATACTTCTGGCTGGTGGCCATCATAATATGCCTCCGCCTTTACATATGCATCTCTCTGGGCTAGTATATGATCGAACGCCTTTTTTATGTCTGACATATTTATCTCCTCAGATAATTAAATTGCTTGGATAATACTTTTGGAGCTTTATTGTCCAAAAAGTAAAGTATCCCTGACACTACAGCATCAAGAACGTCATCGTGGGAAATCTTTGGGAATGCCCACATTTGTTCCTCCAGCGCTGGGAAATGTGTAGTGTGGCGTATCTTTCCTTGCTGATAAAAGTTTAAGGCCTTACCAGCTCGTATCTGTTTTGACACAGATTGCTTTACAGATCTATATTTTACAGGAATATCTTTAAATACATCCTGCCATAGATCTCCACCTTGGTTCGTTTCAACATATATAACGCCTGGGTCATATATATCTACGAGTGCTGCCACTCGTTCTGCTAATTCGGATGGTGACACCTTCATCTGCAAGGCTTCTCGCACATAAATATTGTCATCATCACCTCTGGACAATACAGCAACGCCTGTATAGTCAGAAATCTTTGTCTTTGTTACTGCTGTGTCAATAGAAATAATTGTATTTCCATATTCTTCTAATTCATTCAAAATAATATCTTGCTCAGTCCAGAAATTACCATCTGCATTTACAGGTCTATTCATATAATTCTTGGCAAAGTCACGCAGATGACGCTGGCTTAGCAGCCAGTCTAGAGGCCACTTCTGAGGCCATACAGAGCGTTCTGAGCCGTCATCAGCAGTCATGATGGCAGGGAAGTAGTGGACACGCACGTTCTGGTCTGTAATCCACTGTAGATCTTTATCAGTATGTCCTTCAGCATGTTTTCTAAATTGATCCATCATAGAATTAGGCATAGTGGTAGTTCCCACAATAATCATACGAGCATATATATTCATAGGAGCAATATCATCAAATACAGTATTTCTCTGTTGTCCTGCCTGATATTCAGAATAATTCTTTTCACCTTTTTCTATATCATCAAGGATAATCAGGTCTGGTCTTTGACCAAATACTTTTTTACCCAGAGAGTTGGTATCAATGCCATTAGCATCAAAGATAAAATCATTTGTCTGAACAATTCTCCAACTATTATTCGCAAGGGAACGCCCAGTGCTACCGACAATTTTAGGTGTACATAGTGCTGGGTAGTCTGCTTTAAGATATTCATTTGTGTCCAATTCATTCTTAAATGTCATCAGATGTGTTTCTGCCTGACTAGCAGCATCTGAGAATGCAGCTACGAATTTAATATGACCATGAGCGGCAGCCCATAGTGGTAGTATCAAGAAGATCCAAGTAGATTTCCCACATTCTCTAGGTGCAATAAATGCATCTCTATGTTGCTTAGGTCTTGTGGGTCTATTGATCCAAGTCTTTCCATATTCTGCCAAAGCCCAGTGAAATTCAGATAAAGTGAGCTCGTCATTTGCATTCTTTAAATGATGTGGCAAATATATAAGAGCAAATAGCATTGGATCAAATTTAGTAAGTTCAATACGCCCTTCAGAAAATGTTAATAATTCTGGGTTTATATTTTCTAAATATGTTTCTAAGTTCATTTCTGAGCTATGCTTCAATTTACTCCTAGTTGGTATATATATAATTTTTACTGTAGAAATTTATTTACAGTAGCAAAAATACAATTACTAATTGATTTTGTCAATCGGGTGGTCTAAAGTATTTTTTATATCTATCTTATCTTTAATTAAATTGTTTCTTATCTTGGCTTCATTAAGCATATCTACAATTGCTAGATCTGTTCCATCTTTGGATCTATTCTCATTTATATTTGTAGACTTACCTTCAATTAGATTAATTGTTTGTATTGCTTTATGTATAGCATTAGAGAGTTTGTTTATATCTTCTGACAAGAGATCATCTTCATATAATTTCTCCACCGCCCGATCTATTACAGCTTGGGCCGCTATAATCTTATCTTTATCTTTATAAAAGATATCTAATTGTTTAGCCATTACTGCTAATGTATTTGCGGTGGGAAGATCTAAAGATCTTTGAATATAAAACTTCTTTGCAGTATGATAAGATTTTGGATATCCCAAATATCTCATAGCAGGACCAATTCCCATTTCATTTGCAGTTTCTATAAATTCTGATATTTGTTCTTCTGTAAATATTGGATATCCCATTTAAATTCTCCCAAATGTCCATATATTGGACATGTATTGACATATATTCATATATATGCATATTGGCATAACTATTGACATTACGCACATCTGTTTGGTATTTTTAATACATATATCAATAACTTGTATATCAATATCTTGTATATTGACTATCTTGACTTCTTTTTCTTTGCTTTACCTGCTTCTGACAAGGCTATAGCAATTGCTTGTTTTCTGCTTTTTACTACTTTCTTGGATTTGCCTGAATGTAGTGTACCTTCTTTATACTCTTTCATTACTTTCTCTACTTTGGATTTTCTTTTTGCCATTTCCCGCTCCTTTTTATCTTTTTATTCAGCTTGGCTACTGCTTTATATCCAACTGCTGGTCTATCTCTTCTAATTCCGTGTTTATTTACATCTACTATGTATTTAGTCTGCATATATTAGGTCCAAGAACTGTTTTAAATTGCCATTTGGCTGAAATCCAAAGCTGAATTGCTTGGTGTTTATATCGTCATATATCTCTAGTGTCATAGATAATGTTCCATCTGGATGATAATGTAAGTCTTTAGCGTATGGGAATAATCTATTCCTTCCGCCCTGTGGATTAAATAAATCTCTTTCATCCAT